AAGAAAGGAGGTGAAACTTAATGGCCATTCTACAGAGTGCAATGGTTGAGCCCTTGCTCTCCCGGCAGCAAACTGCAGTGATCCGTGATATAGCTCGCGCCGCTCAACTTGGTGAAGCATTAGGTGTTCTTGATAAATTATCGAAAATAGTTACTAAGGATATTGTATCCAAAGCCTATAACGAAAAACTATCAAGTTACCTAAATGCAGAAATCAAGAGAGTTTTGATGCAAATCAAAATCCCTGTAATAACTGCTGATGCTAACAAGGGCGACACTACTACACCTAAGAAGGTTGCTAAGTAGCCTCTCCTCATTTTGGTATTCGAGACCTGAATAACCTAAGGTACTCCACGTCGGATACCTGATATCACCAGAATCCCTCTTAATGGGTTAATTCCCAAGCAGAAAGGACCATGGTATGAACTCCAAACGGAGTTTAATATCGGGATTGACGTTGAGGCTCCTTGTAATCGGTATACCAAAACATACGATTAACCCCTTTACGGAGTTAATCTTACGTTGGGTCACCTGTAGCGGTGAAGAATGGACTGTAAAAAGGTTGAAAGACCTTAAGCAGACAGTAATTCACCTACACTCTGGACTTCTCCCTACTATTCCTTTGGCAAAGAATAGGAGAGGAGATATTAAGGGTGTTGTTGGCTACCTAATGCGTTGGGCCGGTAAGAAAGATGATAACCTTGTAAAGGTTATCAATTCCTTTATGGCTTATTCACATTGGACTTCCAGTATACTTACTGTAAGTCAGAGGAAGAAATTCCTCGAGGCAGTTAATGCTACACCTCGGGTAATACCCGAGCACCTGAAAAACCTTATCAGAAGGTCTACCAGGCAGGTTACTCAGTTAAGAACAGTAAAGCGTGTGCCGTCACCTCTTATTACATGGCGAGGAAGTCCCTCAAAAAGGGCGCCTACTCTACATGGAAGTAAGAAGCAATCGGAACACCTCCTGCATGAGTGCGAACTTGTGCGCAACGAGAGTACTTGGCAACACATTCATTCCCTTTGGGAACCTGTCTATCGACATGTTTTCAAGGGTATTGATATCCGTTCTTTAGTGGACGGATACCATTATGATTGTATTACTAATACTCCTCTAGTTGCAGGGGAGGTGCACTTCCTACAGGAACCAGGGTATAAGTTACGAAGCATTGCTTCACCTTATAGATTATTCCAAGTGGCTTCTAAACCACTACAGGATGATCTTAAGGAACTTATTACAATGATTCCTTGGGATTGTACACATGCACAAGACCGTGCATTCGAACCCATTCAGAAAGCAATCAGACAAAGTCGAGAAATCTACTCTGTAGATTTGTCTTCAGCGACTGATTACTTTCCGTTTGAGCTACAGGAAATAGTCTTACAGACTATTTACGGCATGGAAAGTCATTGGGTCAAATTGTTCCGGGACGTATCCCAGGCAACTTGGCACTCTGAGATCGGTGATATTCAATGGAAGAAAGGACAGCCTTTGGGCTTCAATCCCTCCTTCTTTGTGTTTACACTGACCCATGGTTTATTACTTCACGCCTTAAATGGCGGTAAGTGGAACCATGATTTCTATGTCGTAGGTGATGATGTCGTCATATTATCCAGTACATTGTACCAGGATTATATAAAAACATTATCACTCCTCGGATGCCCCTATTCACCTACAAAGTCATTAGTTTCCAGTAAACTTGCTGAGTTTGCTGGGAAGGTTATTACCAGTGACCTAGTCATTCCACAGTTGAAATGGCATGGTCTTTCTGATGATAACTTCATTGACATTGCAAGGTTAATAGGACCTCGTGTACGGAGACTCCTGACCAAGCGTCAGAATGCTGTCTTG